TCAATATGTGGACGATTGATGATGGAACCGTCAGTCTGGTGCAGAGTACGGCTACATATGCTCTTCCAGCGGATACGATTGATCTTTTAGAACAGGTTATTCGTACTGATGCGGGGGATACTTCCAAGCAATCTGACCTTAATTTATCGCGTATTAGTGTTTCTACCTATTCAAGTATTCCTAATAAGCTAAGTGAAGGGCGGCCTATACAGGTTTATGTTGATCGTGGGCAGGCTAATCCTTCAGTAACTGTGTGGCCTGTTCCTGATAAGTCCAGCACTTACGTTCTTAAATATTGGCGTATGCGGCGTATAGAAGATGCAGGTACGGGGATTAATACGGCTGATGTTAACTTTAGGTTTTTACCTCCTTTAGTTGCAGGATTAGCTTATTACGTTGCTATGAAAGACCCGGAACTTGTAGATAGAATTCCCATGCTAAAAGCTGCGTATGAAGAATCTTTTGAATTGGCGGCTGGAGAGGACAGAGAAAAAGCATCTATTAGTTTAATACCGCGTATGTATGGCGTTAGGTAGCTATGAGTCAGCGGTTTGCGTCAGGCAAAAAAGCACTTGCTATATGCGATATATGCGGGTTTCAGTACAAGTTAAGAGAGCTTAGAAATTTAGTAAAAAAGAATAAAATAACAGAATTAAAAGCGTGTCCTGAATGCTGGAACCCTGACCAGCCACAAAACAGGTTAGGGGAATTTCCGGTAGATGATCCGCAAGCAATCCGTAACCCAAGACCGGATTTTGCCGAGCTTCCAGCAAGCAGAGCACATGTTGAGCCGGTAGACCCTTCAATCGTAGTGGGGTTTGGGAAGGTAGGCGTTGTAACTATTTCAATCGCATAGAGGTTTGAATATGAGTAAGAAAAGTAAGAAAGCACCAAAAATAACTACGTTCCCTGATGAACCTAAAGTTTATTCTCCCGGCACAAAGGTAAACCAGCCAATAGATATGAAAACTAGCGGTATTAAAATGCGTGGTGTTGGTGCTGCTACTAAAGGAATAATGTCCAGAGGACCGATGGCGTAGTGAACTATACGGAGCTTAAGACAAATATAAACGACGTTTGTGAACAAACCTTCACAGATGACGAACTTAAATTGTTCACGCAACAGGCCGAACAAACAATATACAATACTGTACAGATACCTGCGCTTCGTAAAAACCAAACTGGTACTTTAACTTTAGGTAATGAATATCTAACTATGCCGACTGACATGTTGTTTGTATATTCATTGGCGATTGTTAACAGTAGCAATTATGTATACCTTTTAAATAAGGACGTTAATTTTATTCGGGAGGCATATCCTAACCCGGATACTACAGGCACTCCGGTACATTACGCTGTTTTTGACCAAACGAGTCTTGTCGTAGGCCCAACTCCTGATGCCAATTACAGTTCTGAAATACATTTTGGGTATTACCCAGAATCTATTGTTACAGCAGGTACAACGTGGCTTGGAGATGAGTTTGATTCTGCCCTTTTAAATGGCGCATTACTTGAAGCTATACGGTTTCAAAAAGGCGAACCTGATATGGTTGCTTTGTATGAAAAACTTTATACACAAGCAGTAGCGTTGTTGAATAACTTAGGAACAGGATTATTACGTGAAGATGCTTACCGTTCGGGACAAGTTAGAAAGGGATCAGCGCAATGATTAGTGCAAATGGTGCAATGCAAATAGGCGATATAGTTTTAGCTACTGTGTCTGATCGGGGATTTACCCCTGAAGAACTTGCTGAACGAGCGTTAGACAGGATTTTGTATGTAGGAAGAAATAGTCATCCTGTTATTCAAGAACAGGCAGAAGCTTTTAGGGATCAAATTCGTGGTGTATTGGTGGAATATATGAAACAAGCTATTCGATCCAACCACACTACTTTAGCAAATCGTTTTTGTGATGCTGGGCATCCAGAACTTGTAAAACTATTGGAGATATAACATGGCGATAACTGTATCTACAGCAATGCCCACAAGTTTCAAAGTAGAACTTCTTAAAGGGTTACACGATCTTCAGAACGGGGCTGATACGCTTAAAATTGCGTTATTAAAAGCCACTGCTTCTGGGTCAGGAACTTATGGCGCTGCAAGCACTAACTATTCTAATATCACCGGAAACAGTGATGAAACAAGTGGTACTAATTACACTGCGGGAGGAAATACTTTAACGAATGTAACCCCTGTTGCAAGTAGCACTACGGCAGTGTGTGATTTTAGTGATACTACGTGGTCGAGCGCATCTTTTACGTCTTGCGGCGCAATGATTTATAACACTAGCAATTCTAATTCTGCGTGTGCAGTTTTAAGTTTTAGTGGCGATCAGACTGTTAGTACAGGTGATTTTACTATTCAGTTCCCCGCTGCTGGTGCTTCTACTGCAATTATCCGTATTGCCTAGAGTTTAAAGAATGGCAGATAGATTTGTAGGGCTTGGCGCACAATGGGGTGCAAACGGCTGGGGTGACGGTGCTTGGGGAGACAATGGGAATGTCTCTGTGGCAGGCACTGGCGCGATTGGGACAGTTACGTTTTCTATTGCAGAGACTAATGTTCCAACAGGCGTAGTTGGTACAGGTGCAATAGGAACTGTAGGTATTATTAGGGATGATACTGTAATCCCCACAGGTGTAGCTGGTACAGGGGCAATAGGAACTGTAGTTGTATCGTTTGCGGAAATGATTACCCCCACTGGGGTAGCAGGTACAAGTGCTTTAGGTAGTATTACTGTAGTTCCTACAGCAACTCCTTCAGGTGTATCAGGTTCGGGTTTTATTGGAATAGTAACTCTTAGTTTTAGTGGGTCAATCGTCCCTACAGGTGTAGCAGGTACAGGTGCAGTGGGGACAATAACCAGACGGGGTTGGACTACAATAGATGATGCACAAACCCCTAATTGGACAGATGTAGATAAAGCGGCTTAGGAGCTAACAAATGGCTACTTATGTAAATAATTTAAGATTAAAAGAAATCACTACAGGTGATGAAGATGGTACATGGGGTACCAGTACAAACACTAATTTAGAACTAATTGGTGAAGCACTTGGTTATAACACACAAGCTTCTTTTGGTTCTGATGCAAATGCAACCACTACTGTAGCAGACGGTGCAACTGATCCGGCCAGAGCACTTTATTTTAAAGTAACTTCTGGAGCTACTCTATCAACCACCAGAGTATTAACTATAGAACCTAATACGGTATCTAGGTTGATGTGGATTGAAAATGCTACCACCGGAAGTCAGACAATTACGATTAAACAAGGTTCTGGTGCTACGATTAATATTGGTACGGGCGAGACTAAAATAGTTTATTTGGATGGAGCGGGTGCTGGTGCTGCGGTAGTAGATGCTTTAGCTAATCTTAATTTGAGTTTAACAAGCCAAGTCACTGGAACTCTTCCCGTAGCCAACGGAGGTACGGGGCTTGCTAGTTTAGTGGGGGCTGACATAGCTTCAGCAACGACTGTAGACCTTACTGCGGCAACGGGGGATACAGTAGTCATCACAGGAACAACTACCACAACTGCTTTTACGATGACTAAAGGCCAGCGTTTGGTGCTTATAGCTGATGCCGCATGGCCTCTCACCTTTCATTCTACGACTTGTAATATTAACGGTGGTGTTAGCTATACTTGTGCAGCGGGAGATAGGGTTTATATAACTAAAGATGACAATAATGTTATCCGAGTCTCAATAACGAAACAGGATGGAACGCCGGTTGGTGTTACCGGAGTAGCTAACGGAGGTACAGGGGCCACTACTGTAAATGCGGCACGACAGGCTATTGCTTTACCTGCAACGGCTGATGTTCATACTTCTTCTCCGTCAACTTTGGTAGACGGGCAATATTGTGTAGCGGGAGCGGGAAGTATTACTTTTACGTTGCCAGCCTCTCCTTCTGTGGGGGACAGTGTAATTATCAAAGACGGCACAGGTGCAGCAGCCACTACCAGCTTTACGGTAGCCCGTAACGGTAGCAATATAGCGTCTGCGGCCAGTGATCTTACATTTGATAAAAATTGGGCTGAGATAACCCTCACTTATATTGATGGAACTATTGGTTGGAGCGTATAGATGACAAATCTTTCCGACCTAATCCCCGCAGGGGGTGGTCAGAATAACACAGACTTTGTGGCTGATGGGTCTATAACTTCGGGCAAGCCAGTAGCGTTGCAGACCGATGGCAAGGTTAAGCAGGTAAGTGCTGCGGCTAACCCTGCGTCTGCTCCAGCGGGTACAGCTACCGATCTTACCACGACCATGAATGGCAGTGGTCAGTACCCCAAGATCGCGTTTGACCCTCATAATTCTAATAAATGTATGGCTTCTTTTATTGATGGCAGTGGCTATCAAAATTTACGGATCGGTACATATTCAGGAACCACAGTTACATGGGGAACTACTGTTGTACTTCTTTCTGATTATATTGGGCTTGCTCCAAGTTTTTGCTTCGACCCCGTTAATGAAAATGAAATTGTCATTATCATCAAGGAAACAGGTAATGACTACAGGATACTTCCTGCAACTATTTCAGGAACCAGTATCACTCTTGGTACTAAAGATCAGTTTGAGTCGTCTACTACCATCAAGATGACTTCACAGATGATTGCGATGGACCCTTCTTCATCCACACGCCAAGGGGTTGTGGTTTTTGTCAAACTTACTGGTGAATACTGTGATTTTGCTTTTACGGTAAGTGGCACGGGTGGAAGCGCGTCCATAACGAAAGGCACTATAACAGATCGAGATACTAATTGTGACCAAATGGAAGGAACTTCCGTTGTATTTAATTCTTCTGGTACTTTCGTTGCGAATGGTAAGGCTAATGCAAGTCTTTATGTTTTCGGTTATGCGGGTACTTTAAGCACCACAACGATAACGGCGGGTACGCAGGTTGGGGGGATTGGAAATTATGGTCAGTCAAATATTATTGTAGACCCTAACGCCCCCACCAAAGTGATTATGGGGTATTACGTTTCGTCTACTTCTTATAAGATTTTAGTGGGGACGTTAAGTGGGACAGGCAATAGAACTCTTACATGGGCTACGTCAGATACCACAGACGTTACGACTTCTGAGGAACTCGATTCGGTGTCGTTAGCTTTTAATCCCGCTAATTCCGGCTCTTTTGTAATAGCCTATAAGAATCAGTCAGATTCCTACTACCAAAAAGCACGGCTTTCTTCCTACAGCGGCACAACTATAACGGTTGGGAGTGAGCTGGATATGTCAGATGTACAAAGTGGCAGCACTTGTGTAGCGTTTGATGAGACAAGCGGCCTATTTGCCCAATGCTATGTAGACGTAAATACGAATCAACAGACGGAGGTTATACAAGGTACGGATGCTTCTTCTAATGTTGGCGATTTGATTGGCATTGCCGCAGGTGCTATTTCTGGAGGCGCTACTGGGACGATCAATACATGGGGTTCGCGCAACGAAGCTCAGAGCAGCCTGACCATAGGCAGCGATTACTATGTGCAGACTGATGGAACAATAACTACTGCCAGTGGCGGGACATTGATTGGCAAAGCCATTAGCGCAACCCAGATAAATATTAAGGATTACACAGGATGACGAATCTTTCTGATTTATACCCTGCTGGAGCAGGTAAACAGGTCAGTTTTGTTGCTGATGGTGCAATAAGTTCAGGTGATACCGTTTCGCTTGAAACCAGCGGGAAAGTTAAAGAAGTCACAACCGGAAATGCTAATGTCGCACGTTTTATTGGCATAGCAGATGTGGCTATAGCTGATACTGAAAGTGGCAACGTGACAATAAAAGGCGGTATTTCTACCAATGTCAGCTCTTTAACTCCCGGCACTGATTATTACTGCCAAGCCGATGGAAGCATTGGAACTTCTTCTTCGGGAAGCGCAGTCAAGATGGGCAAAGCCTTGTCAGCGACATCAATTAACTTGGAGTATACATCTTGACTAATTTATCTGATTTAATGCCAGCGGGCGCTGCTGCTAAAACAATTACGGCTACTGCCACGGCCTCTATTACAACTAAAAAGCCGGTTATCCTTAATAGCGCAGGAACTGTGACTCAAGTAGGCGACGAAGCTGTAGCAGCGAGTCTGGGCGCACTTTCTACTGCTTCTGATGCGGCGGCTCACGCTGGCACTACGCAAGGCATTACTTATGACAGCGCGGGGGATAGGTTAATCGGAGGTTTTTATGATGGGACTTCGCGGGATTTATATGCCGTTGCAGGTTCTGTGTCTGGCACTACGATTACGTGGGGAACTCCTGCCGAAGCAGTTGATGCGATTACGGGGTCTGAGCCAGTTCAGTGCATATACGAAGTCTCAACGGGCAATACAATTTTCTTTTATGATACGAACACTACGACTTACTTCTATGCCGTAGCGGGAAAGGTAGACCCTTCCGACGGTTCTTGGTCATTTGGTTCACCTACGGTGATCGAAAGCGTGTGGAGCAGATACACGGATGTTGCATATGATTCTGTCAATGGAAAAGTTCTCTTTGCGTATTTTGCCAACGGAGCGAATGATGGTCGTGTGGCTATTGTAAGCTCGGACGCAAGCACCAAAGCCATTACAGTGGCAGGGATCACCGATTATTCCGTGGGCAGCAACGTAGTCACAATGGGTATTTGTTACGACACTAGCCAATCCGCTTTTGTTGTGATGTACAACAACAATTCCAATCTGACGTACGCGCGAGTAGGTACAATCAGCGGTACAACAATTACTTTTGGAACCGAGACAGCGGTTAATAGTCAAGGAAATGGCAACTGCGGGCATTGCAGTTATGATTCTGCCCAGTCAAGAGTTGTTCTGCTGTATCGGGATACAAATGCCTCTGATTATGGCTATGGCAGGGTAGGCACAGTGACGGGTGGAGGGACGCGAAGCATCAGTGTTGGGGCTGCAACTGCTTTTACCTCTGCTCATGTGGGAGGCTCGATAAAAAGTTCCTATGCAGGTACAGAGGCAGGTGTCACAACTGTGCTATACACTCCGGATGCGGATGGTTATGTACGATACCTGAATGCTACGGTGACAGGTGGCTCAACTAATACGGTAGCTTTTAACACCGCTACTCGCCTTTACTCTGATAATTCAGCTTGTAATGCAAAGGCTTTCAACGTCTGCGAATTTACTTCTGGGAAAACTGCCACCATTTTTGCACCGGCAGCTTCAGTCGGTAGCATCACTTCTAACTTTGCTTATGGGAAGGTGATTCAGAACGCTGCTGATGTACCAAACTTGACTGCTACGAACTTTGTTGGGGTTGCTGATGAAGCTATTTCTGGCTCTGCATCTGGTAAGATTGTTGTGCAGGGTGGAACGATTACCGGCTTGAGCAGTCTCACCACGGGGTCTGACTATTATGTGAGAGACGATGCTACTTTTAACACTACAGCAGGAACTCCTAGCGTTAAGGCAGGGGTAGCTCTGTCTGCAACATCCTTATTACTCAATGGAGATACTTAATGTCCCAGACAATTACACGAAAAGCTGACAATGTGTCAGTTTATATTTTACATGATGATGCAACAGTTGATCTGTCTGCAACACCCCATGCCACGGTGCGTGGTAATACGGGAGGTCCAGTAGACTTTAATATTGCTGACTTAAATTCCAGTAATGCCGAGGTTCATACAGGCGTGACGGCTCCGAGTGGCTGGATGGGTGGCAAACACACTTATGACGGCAGCTCGTGGGGAGATGCGAGCGGTTGGGTGCATCCCAGAGCGCAAGACCTTGAATCCGAAAAAGCACGTTATGCTGGTAATTCGATTTACAGCTCGACCTTTACCGATGCGATTCAAACTGAAATTGACCGAATTAAAGCGTTATAAAATGAAAAATGATTCATGTCTTTGTCTTGATTCTAACCATAGGAGGAGAACCCTCTTCAGACTCATGCGCCGAGGCAATGTGCTTTTATGACCTCAACCGATGTAATTATTTTGCCAATCGACTTAGGAGGGGAAGGAGTCCAAGTACAATACAAGTCAGCACCTATTGTAAGCCTGTATTGGTTGACCCGAACCAAGAAAATATAAGGGTTTATTAAATGGCAGCAGAGATCATTGCAGCCGTAAACGCTTGTAGTTATGCCTACAGGTTTATGAAGAAAGCGGTCAATGAGGGGAAGGAACTCCAAGATATGACCAGAGCTATCTCAAGTTTTTGG